ACACCATCAAGATAGCGACCATGCCAGACGGAGATCCTGCACTTGAGCAGAGGTTCGAAGTACCTTTTGCAAACACAGGTGAAAGACTTTCCGGTCGCATAGATAAGGTGGTTGAGTTAAACAATGAACTCTATGTAGTAGATACTAAGACTACTAAGACAGGCTTGAGTAGTTATTACTTTGCTAACTTCACCCCTAACAATCAAGTATACGCATACTTGTGGGCGGCTAAGAATGTATTACAGTTACCTGTTGTTGGCTTCATAGTAGAGGCGGCACAAACTGGTGCAAACTTTACTCGCTTTGAGCGTGCAGTATTCAAAGTTAATGATGAAGTATTGAATGAATGGTACATAGATTCTATGCACAAGATAGATCTATCTAACATGTATGCTAAGGATAACTATTATCCTGCTGACTTTACTGCGTGTGCTAACTATGGTGGCTGTAAGTTCAGAGACATATGTAATGAAGCACCATCACGCCGAGCAACTGTGGTTGAAGCAGACTTCAATAGAGAAGTACACAAAGACTTAAGGAAAGAAGATAACGTGGTTGAATTTCCAACCGATGAACTACAAATAGAAGTGGAGTTAGAATAATGGGCAAGTACTTAAAGACACCAATGGATCATAAGATCATAGACTATCTATCGATAGAACTATTTAAATTAGATCCAAGCAATGAACATCTAAATAATTTTATGGCTATGAAGAACGAAGAAGGTTATCATATAAGTAAAACAATAAACAAATTTAAAAAGACTAATGAACTACCGAGTGGCTACAACACAGACGGTTCATGGCAACAAGAAAGGTAGAACTATGCACAACGAAATGAAACTTTTTGTGGCAGTCAGTATGACAATAATGCTAGGTATTATTTATTTAGCATTAACATAAAAAAAGTATTGACGGATTCAAATTAATTTAGTATAATGCAAACACAGGAGAACAACATGGCAAGTATTAAAGAACACACATCAGCAGATGTAACTAAACTATTACTGGTAGGCGACAGCGGATCTGGTAAAACTGCAGCACTAGCATCATTAGCTAACGCTGGAAAGAATCTTCGTATACTTGATTACGATGATGGTCTATCTATATTGACAGACCTACTAACTCCAGAGGGAGTCAATCGTGTATCATACGTAACTCTTAAAGATTCAATAGGCAAGGCAGAAGCTTTCCGTAAGGGGGCAAACTTAATTGCTAATTGGAAAGATGGAGACGAAGACTTTGGTTCAGTAAAGACTTGGACTAAAGATGATGTACTCGTGATTGATAGTCTTACTCTTATGGGTGAGTCAGCATTACGTAGTGCGTTAGTATTTAATAATAAGAAACCAACAGAACAACCATCTCAACCAGAGTGGGGAACAGCGGCACGTGATGTGCAACACCTCATACAATATATAACTGGTTCAGAAGTTCCGTGTAATGTGGTGGTGACAACACACATGCAGTACATGGAAGGGGATTTGGGTGTGAGTAAATCATATCCAACTAGTGTGGGCTCAAAGCTATCTACAAAATTGGGCCGATACTTTAACTGTGTTTGTAGAGTGGACACTAAGAGTTCAAGCAAAGGCACAGAACGTTCGCTTCGAACTGTATCAGATCATCGAATGGATCTCAAAGTTCCTGCGTTAGACATATTAGAACCTAACACAGAGCTTGATCTTGCGAAATTGTTTGATGCAATTCAAGGGAATGCGAAGAAGAAGTTGTCAAAACCAATGTCAAAATAGGAGGTATATACCATGACAGGATCAGACGTGAGTGACTTTTTAAATATGTCACCAAATGAAGTACCACAAACGGTTACTTTACCAGAGGGTAGTTACGATTTTGTAATTACTAGCTATCGTTCAGACAGAGTAGGTGAGAACCAAACTCCGTTAGTGAAGATAAATGTGAAAGCTACAGGAGTTATCCAATCAGATTTGGATGAGGCTGATATAGCAAACGCAGAACCAACTAGACTGGAGTATTGGGCTACGCCTAATGCGATGAAGCAAAAGAATCCAGCTATGTCTTTGAAGAGTTTCTTAACTGACGCTTTAGATATGGCAGAGGATCAATCTTTTGGTGAGTTGCTTGAGCAAGCAATTGGTCAGTCTTTCTCGGGTGTTGTAAAGCACGAGATGGTTGGTAAGAACAAGGACATATTACAAGCATCTATTAAAAAGATTATTAATAGATAGGTTGTGATAGCATGAGTGATTACGCAGTACATAAGCGGGTTGAGTCGCAGGTTCCAGATTCTGGGAATTCTATTTGCATAGTTTTAGAATATCCTACGACTACCGAATCTAGACTTAACAAAATAAATACAGGAGGCATACAACAAGTATTGAATCCCATGTGCACACTCGCAGGTATAGATGCACAGACTGTCATGATCACTCATGCATTCCAATTAAAACCAGCACAAGAGAATGCTCAGTTCTTCTTTCACAAGCGGAACGAGTACAAAGCTCTTAAGAAAGAAGGGGAATGGAAGTCAAACTATTCTCCTTCCCAATACGGATTTCTAAAACAAGACTACGAACAAGACCTTGAGAGATTATATAAAGAGATCAATGACTTCAACCCTAACATTATAATTACTATGGGTGCTCTATCTTTCTGGTCAGTAACTAACATAGATAAGGTCGGCTCATATCGAGGGGCACTTACCTATACCAACACAGGCAGATTGAATAGACCATTCAAAGTTATGCCAACCTATAGTCCGTTCGCAGTTCTCAAGAACTATTCCTTTAGACCTACAGTAGTTAGTGATCTAAAGAAAGCAGCACAAGAATCTACTACTAAAGATATTATAAATACAGAGAGAGAGATATACATTGAACCCACTTACCCAGAAGTATTACAGTTCTTTAAAGAGTGTAAAGAAGAAAACAGTGAAGACAATCCGTTGTCATTCGACATCGAGACAGCGAGTGGAGAGATCACTTGCATCGGATTCGCACCATCACCAGAGCGTTCAATGGTCGTACCTTTTAGAGACACCACTCAAAAGTCTCAAACATTTTACAACTACACTACTGAACTGGCTGTATGGTCAGCGATAAAAGAATTACTAGAAGATAAAACAATAGTCAAGGTAGCACAGAATCAAACGTATGATGTGTCTTGGCTTAACCATAAGTACGGAATAGAAGTAGCAGGAACTATACACGACACCATGCATGCACAACATGCTATCCAACCAGAGATGGAAAAGGGATTAGGTTTCTTAGGTTCTATCTATACTAATGAGGGGGCATGGAAGAACCTTACAAGTTTTTCTAAGAGTACCAAAGAGGAATAAAACTTTATGAAACGTCCCCAATACTTTGCGGCCAAGCCGATAGAGGAAGAGTATATCCCTATCGAGAATGAGATAGTACTATGGCGTTCAGTATTGGATCAAGCTATGCAAGACATAGCCTACACTGGTAGAGATAAAGAGTACATAAAGTTTAGAGAAGATGCAATCGATTGGTTGTTTAATAATGATGAGGACTTTGATTTGATATGCGACTTTGCTATGTTAGATACCAAGAAATCTAAGGAAGAATTTTTTTATATAATGGGGGTATCAAATGACAAGCGTAAAACAAATGACTGAGTTCTTTAAAAAAGTACAAGACTTAGAGAAAGAAGATCCAGTAAACTACCCAGCTCATTATAATAAAGGGGGCATAGGTTGTATTGATGCCATCAAAGCCTGTCAAGGTGAAGGGTTTAAATATTATTTACAAGGTAGTGCTATGAAATATCTATGGAGATATGAGCACAAAGAAAAACCAATACAAGATTTAGAAAAAGCTAAATGGTTTATTAACAAACTTATCGAAATCACACAGGAGAGGGATGATGAAAGTAATAAAGAACACGGAGATAGCGGCTCAAGAGTTAAGTAAGGAACAAACTCTTTGGGTATATTGCGGACTAGACTGCTCACTCACCAGTGAGATATGGTCAAAGCTATCAAAAGAATTAGACGAGACTACTAAACATACCTACAAGTTTGAATTGGATAGTCTCAAGCCAGCACTTAGTATGATGTTGCGTGGACTAAAGGTTGATGAGATGAAGGCAGGATTACTCCGTGCCCCCCTTATCAAGAACAGAGTCAAGGTTGAACGCATGTTAAATCTATTTGCTAATGCTGTATGGGATAAAGATCTTAATCATAACAGTCCACTACAGTTAAAGAGTTTCTTATATGAATGGCTGAACTTACCACCAGTGATTGCATATACTAAAGGTAAACAAAAGGTATCGACTGACAAAGAAGCACTAGAACATTTACGCAGAGAGTATCCACGAGCACGGCCATTCTGCAATTCTATTATAACTTTGCGAGACATAGATAAACAATTAAACATACTCAATTGTGAGAGAGATTCTGATGGTAGACTACGTACTTCGTTCAAGGTAGCAGGTACTGAGACTGGCAGATGGTCAAGTTCTGAAAGCCCTTGGGGCACAGGTACTAACCTACAGAATATCACAAAAGATATGCGGGAAATATTTGTACCCGATGAAGGTAATGTTCTCTTCTACGCTGACTTGGAACAAGCAGAGTCTAGAGTAACAGCTTACATTGCTGGAGATCAGGGATACATAAATGCGTGTGAAGGCGAGGACTTACATACCCAAGTAGTTAAAATGGTATGGCCTAATATGGGTTGGTCTTCTGACCTTGCACAGAATCGAGAGCTAGCTGATCGTCCTTACATAGGACACTTCAGTTACCGAGATATGTGTAAACGTGCAGGACATGGTACTAACTATGGTCTGTCAGCTACATCTTTAGGTCGGCATCTAAAGATCAAGCTATCACACGCAACGAGGTTTCAATTACTTTACTACGGTGGAGTGATTGCATTGTCATCACTGGAGAGATGGCATAAACAAGATAAGGAAGGTGGATTCCATGAACTAATTGATGGGGGCACGATTATAGGGACTGGACCATCTTCCTTAGTCCGAATACAAGGAGCATTTCCAGGCATACGTAAGTGGCATGATGAGACTGCAAAGCAGTTGCAATTAGAAGGCACGCTTACAACTCCACTGGGTAGACGCAGACAATTCTGGGGCAGACTAGATGAAGCGACTACCTTGCGGAAAGCTATTGCTTACGTACCTCAGTCTACTATTGGTGATCTACTTAACATGGGTTTGTATCGAGTGTGGGATGAGATGAAGGACGATGGCTTACAGATACTAGGACAAGTACATGATGCAATCTTAGGACAGTTTCCTATTGGCAAAGAGGCTGAGATAATTCCTAAGATACTAGCACGTATGGAAAATCCTTTAGAAATTAAAGGCAGACAAATGATAATCCCTTCTGATTGTGAGACAGGTCTCGATTGGAAGAACATGAAGAAATGGAAACCACATGAGTAGAAACTATGCAGACTTTGTACAGGCATCAGCAGATGCTATCAAGGGTAGTCCGATACCCAAACCATTCGCACAATGGAGTGCTCTTAGTGCAGTAGCAGGTGCGTTAGGCAGACGGGTATGGTACCCAATGGCTAACTATGATATCCGTGCTAATTTATTTGTAGTATTAATTGCCCCTCCTGGGCGAAACAAATCAGTAAGTTTAATCTTACCATTCACAAAAGTATTTAGTAAGTTAACTACACCAGTAGGTACTACTGAAGATGATCAGAACTTTAACTCTGGACTAGATCAGTATGGCTTACGTAACTATCCTTTGTATTCAGTACAAGATAGAATTACACCAGAGAAATTAGCGGTAGACATGACTAGGATTACTAGACTAGATCTACGTCTATCTTCTCCTATCATGGAAGAGTTCTATGACTCATCAGTTACTTTAATAACGTCAGAGTTTGGTACCTTTATGGGCAGGCACGAAAGATATTTACAAATGTTTATGACAGATATGTGGGACTCTAAAGCTGAGTACAGTCACAAGACTAAAACATCTGGTGAATATTTAATCAAAGGGCCATGCCTTAATTGGCTAGCCTGTGCTACACCAGAACAGTTCGTAGATAATTTACCAGAAGATGCACGATCGCAAGGATTGTTATCTCGTATGTTGCCTATCTACTATGATGGTGATCGTATACCACAGTCGCTAATACAAGAAAGAGTTAGTGATAATACCGTGGACAATTTACGTGATGATTTAGCTGACATAGCCAAGATGTATGGGCCTATGACTTTTGATAAGGATGCATTTAAAATTGTTGACGAAGATATCAAAGCAGGCATACCACCAGAGCCTACTGACAATCACCTATCAGAATATGTACAACGTAGAGTATCGCACTTCATTAAGATTGCTATCGCTGTGTCTGCTTCACGCAGAAGTACACGTAAGATTATGTTAGAAGATTGGGAGTTCACAAAAGAATTAATGTTTGCGGCAGAGAAACAAATGCCTAAAGCTTTAGAAGGTTTTGGCATGGGCAGAACAGGTCGCATTGCACATGACATGGTAACATGGTTGAATGGTACACTATTTAATAACGGCAGAAGTCACATGCTTATGAAGTTATTTAAAAGAGAATTGCTACGTAAGGTTCCAAATCCTGGTGAGTTAGAACAAACTATCCGGGCGATGGAAGACTCTGGTTATATTAAGGTCGAAGGGAATGTGGTTTTTCCATGTCGAAAAGACGTTTAGTAATCAGCAAGTTGCAATGGGCGAAAGCTCTCGATGAACGTCCTGTGTTCATACCCTCTCCAAGGTTAACAGGCGTGAAGAGAGCTGGAGTTTTATATGAGAATAGAGTAGCCGCTTACATGAAAGCAATCTACGGAGAAGAGAATGTATTACATGGACAGTGGTATCAATACCAAGATAGAAGAGGCATAGGTTACTGCCAATCTGACATACTAATTCTACCACATGGAGATGTTAAAGATCTCTTGATACTAGAATGCAAACTAAAGTCTAGACGAGTAGCTGAGGTACAGCTTCGCTATTTATATAGACCTATAGTAGAACGGCTGTATCCTGATACTAATATTATTATGGTACAGGTATGTAAATTTTTAAACCCAAAAACTAAAGGGGTTATTATAGATGACTTAGCTGACATGTATAAACAAGACTTATCTACATTATATTTGAGAACATTTGTATAATGTTGTGGACAGATGCACACCAATATGTTATAATGTTCTTTCATCACATCAACAAAACTAACTAGAGGAAATCTAATGACTAACAATTATCTGCCTACTGAATACCAACAATTTATCCATACCTCTAGGTACGCTCGATTTATTGATGCTGAAAAACGTAGAGAGGCTTGGCCCGAAACTGTAACTAGATACGTAGACTTTGTATCTGAAAATCTAGACACCAATTTTAAATATAAATTAAATCCTAAAATAAAATCCGAACTAACCAACTCCATATTATCATTACAAGTTATGCCATCAATGAGAGCATTGATGACTGCTGGACCTGCACTAGATAGAGACCACACTGCTGGATACAATTGTAGTTACATACCAATAGATCACGTTAGATCTTTTGATGAAGTAATGTATATCCTTTTGTGTGGCACAGGTGTAGGCTTCTCGGTGGAACGCAACAACATAGAAAAGCTACCTAGTATTGCAGAAGAGTTTGAAGATACTGACACCATCATTGTAGTACAAGATAGTAAAGCTGGCTGGGCTAAATCGTTTAGAGAATTAGTTGCCATGCTTTATTCTGGACAAGTACCGAAGATAGATGTGTCTCGTGTGCGTCCTGCTGGTGCTAGGCTAAAGACATTTGGGGGGCGAGCAAGTGGACCACAACCTTTGATAAACTTATTTGAATTTACAATTAAAGCATTTAAGAATGCAGCAGGTAGACAACTTAACTCATTAGAGTGTCACGACATTGTGTGTAAGGTTGGTGAAGTTGTGGTAGTAGGTGGAGTAAGAAGATCCGCTTTGATATCACTTAGTAATTTACAAGATGACAGAATGCGTGGAGCAAAGACCGGTCAATGGTGGATAGATGAAGGCCAACGTGCCCTCTCTAATAACTCAGCGGCCTATACTTCTAAGCCCGACATGTCTGTATTTATAAACGAATGGAAGAGCTTATATGATTCTAAGTCTGGTGAGCGTGGCATTTTTAATAGGCAAGCCGCCAAAAATAAAGCATCTGAGAATGGTAGAAGAGATGTTGAATGGGACTTTGGTACTAACCCTTGCTCTGAAATTATCTTACGACCATACCAGTTTTGTAATCTAACTGAGGTAGTTATACGAGCAACAGATAGTGAGAAAGATTTGTTAGCTAAAGTAAGAGCGGCAACTATACTAGGTACATTCCAATCTACCTTTACTGATTTTAAATACTTACGTAAACAATGGAGACAGAACACTGAGGAAGAAAGATTACTCGGTGTATCTTTAACTGGTATCATGGACAACAAACTTACTAGTAATCCTAGTAAAGAATTCCTAACACGTTTACGCAAAGAGGCAGTAGATACTAACAAAGAGTTTGCTAAGAAGCTAGGCATACCACAGTCAACAGCTATCACTTGTGTTAAACCATCTGGTACTGTAAGTCAGTTAGTTGATAGTGCTTCTGGTATTCACAGCAGACATAGTCAATACTATATACGTACAGTACGTGGTGATAAGAAAGATCCTTTAACAACTTTAATGATTGAGAAAGGCATGCCACATGAGCCAGATATAACTAAGCCAGATTCAGTTGTTGTATTCTCATTCCCTATGAAAGCACCCGAGGGTTGTATAACTAGGAATGATCTAACAGCTATCAATCAATTAGAAACATGGCTGATGTATCAAAGATATTGGTGTGAACATAAACCTTCTTGCACAGTATCAGTGCGAGAACATGAGTGGTTAGATGTAGGGGCTTGGGTATACAAACATTTCGATGAGATATCTGGTGTTAGTTTCCTACCACATTCAGAGCATGTATATCAACAAGCACCTTACCAAGATATTAATGAAGAGGAATATCTAGCGGCTGTTAAATTAATGCCACAACATGTTGATTGGGCAGAGCTAAGTAATTACGAAGAAGAAGACAATACAACGGGATCACAGGAGTTAGCCTGCAGTTCTGGAGTGTGTGAGATAGTTGATATATCGTCAAATTAACCCTTGACTTAACGCCTCTCCTCGTGTATAATATGCAATAGGGGGGCACAAGGGGCGAATTGAAATGTAATAATTTTGGTTTGCCCCTAGCTTTTACAGGAGAATAGAATGAAGTACCACCCGAATTACCCATCGACAAGCAAGCCACCGGAAGTAGTGGATCAAAAGACATTAGACAAGTGGAAGAAAGATAAGACTGAAGCTATGTCCATTGCATACAGACTATCAAGAAGATTAGGTCAAAGAGATAAAGACCATGCCGAACATTACAGAACTTACCTAGATGCGAAGAGTGATCTAGCTGAGATAAGACGCTACGAAAGAACTGGAGAATGGACTGGCACACACATGCCATCTGATCCTCCACAAGAATTGGTATACAGAATTGTAGCACCTGCCTACCACAACGACGGAACTTTAAAGAGTGCACCCGAAGGTGCTGTTGTAGATAGTTTCGGTAGAATCGTAAATGATTCTAATGTCAAAAAATAATATAGGAGAACATATATGATGGACAAATTACAAG